TTACAATCAGTGTTTCAAAGAAACCCAAACCTGGAGACATTGTAGCCTGCAGAACGGTCACCATTCGTGAAAAGCTAATGCGACTTTTTCTTGGTGATCTTCAAAAGGTTACAATCCTCGTTCCCGGAGACAGCGTGGACGAGGTTGCAATCAAAGAAGTGATGGGAGGTGAAGCAGTTGAAACTGTATGAAGTGAACGAGGCACTTGAAAACCTCTTCCTCTCATTGGAGCCTGACCCCGAGACGGGTGAAATCACAGGAGACATCGATTCTGTCTTAACGGAAATCAATGCCTTGCAGATGGAGCGTTCTCGTATCCTTGAGTATCTTGCAAAACTTGTGCTGAATTGCCGTTCCGAAGCAACTGCAATTAAAGCCGAAGAAGACCGACTTAAGGAGAAACGCCAAAAAGCCGAACGCAAAGCAGAACGAATCATGGAGGTTCTCAAACGTGAATGTGACGGTGAGAACACGGATTGTGGTGTTGCTACAGTAAGATTCCGTGCTACCGAAAGAGTTGAAGTTACGGATGCTACCGCTACCATCACCTGGCTTGGCAGCAACGGCTATGATGCATTCATTCGCAGAAAGGACCCGGAGGTTAGCAAGGCTGATGTTAAGAAACTCATCAAGTCCGGCGTAGAAATTCCAGGTTCGACACTAATCAAAGAGCAATCCTGCTCATTAAGCTAACGGAGGTATATAAATGCTTGAAATTACAAGAGGTCAAAGAACAAGACCTGTACGACTCGTTATTTACGGCGCAGAAGGCGTCGGCAAATCCACTTTTGCATCAAAAGCAGACGGCTGCGTTTTCTTCGATTTGGAAAACGGCACCGACCAAATGGATGTATCACGTTTTCCCAAGGCGGACACCTGGGAAGGATTGCTTACAATGCTCGGAGAGGTTGCTCGTACTCCCAACATTTGCAAAACCGTAATTTTGGATACAGCGGACAAGGCCGAAATTATGTGTACCGACTACATCCTTAATAAGTTCAAAAAATCGGGTATCGAGGAATTCGGCTATGGTAAGGGCTACACCTACCTTTCCGAGGAATACGGTCGTTTGCTCGCCGCCTTGGATGCGGTTATCGCATCGGGGGTCAATGTTATCGTTACTGCCCACGCAAAGATGCGTAAATTTGAACAGCCGGACGAAATGGGTGCATACGACCGTTGGGAGATGAAGCTCTCCAAGCAGGTTGCACCTCTTCTCAAGGAATGGTGCGATGCATTGCTGTTCATCAACTTCAAGACCTATGTCGTAACAACTGAAACCAATGCCAAAAAGGCACAGGGCGGCAAACGTGTTATGTATGCAACCCATCACCCTTGCTGGGATGCAAAGAACAGACACGGTCTCCCCGATGAGATGGAGTTATCTTTTGATAACATTCGCCATATTTTCGGCGAAAGCAACAAGCCGCAGACCTTGCCGGAAGAACTCATCAACAAAATCAACCGACTTCTGAATGATGCGGAAATCGATGAAGCGGATTTACAGAAGCTCGTAGCAGCAAAGGGTCATTATCCCGAAGCGACCCCCATTGCCCAGTATTCGGAGGAATTCGTAAACAGATGGCTCTTGCCGAATTGGGAGAAAATCGCAATCACCATTCATCACAACAACAGTAATTAAATTGGAGGAATTTAACCATGACTTATAACAATAACAACACCGCTGCACAGGATATGTGCATGGATTGGGACGCTGCCATCGAAGCCGATGGTCAAGAGTTCATCACCCTGGAAGAGGGCGACTATAACTTTGAAATCACTAATTTTGAGCGTGGACGTTTCCCCGGAAGTCAAAAAATCCCCGCTTGTAACAAGGCAACCATCACGGCAATTGTAAGAACTCCCGAAGGCATTGCTTCGGTCAAGTTCGACCTTATCCTTTATCGTAGCCTTGAGTGGCGTATTTCCTCCTTCTTCCGTTGCATTGGACAGAAGAAACACGGCGAACGCCTTGTTATGGATTGGAATCGAGTGGTTGGCTCTAAGGGACGCGCACACTTTAAGCCTCGCAAGTACACGAACAACGCAGGTGAAGAAAAGGTTGCGAATGATATCGAGCGTTTCATCGATTACAATCCTGACTTCTTCGGCGGAGATACAGACGGCTTTGTAGAAATCACAGACGATGACGATCTTCCGTTCATTTAAGGAGGTAAGCCGTGATATCTCTCAGACCTTACCAGGCTGAGGCGAGAGATGCTATTTTGCACGAGTGGTCTGTGGGAAACAGGAAGACTCTTCTTGTTCTTCCCACAGGCACCGGCAAAACGGTGGTCTTCTCCTCGGTCGCAAAAAATCGTGTGGACAATGGTGGTCGAGTCCTCATTATGGCACACCGAGGCGAACTGTTAGAACAGGCTGGAGATAAGCTGAAAAGTGTATGTGGCTTGGAGTCGGTGCTTGAAAAAGCAGAAAGCACCTCTGTTGGTAGTGATATTCCCGTAACCATTGGTTCGGTACAGTCATTAGCACAGCCAAAACGATTAGAACAATTTTCCTCGGAACATTTTACTGACATCGTTGTGGATGAAGCCCATCATTGCCTTTCAGATAGTTACCAACGTGTTCTTGAGCATTTTCCAAACGCAAACATACTCGGCGTTACAGCAACACCCGACCGTGGCGATCAACGCAACCTTGGCAAATACTTTGATAGCAAAGCCTACGAATACGGAATGAGTCAAGCAATTAAAGACGGTTACCTTTGTCCCGTAAAAGCACAGCTTATTCCATTGGAGTTGGACATTGGGGCTGTGGGTATTTCAAACGGCGACTATGCCGTCGGTGAAATTGGCTCAGCTCTTGACCCTTATCTTGACCAAATTGCATATGAGATGAAGCATTACTGCAAAGGGCGCAAAACCGTAGTCTTTTTACCGCTTGTTGCTACTTCAAAGAAATTCTGCGAGTTGCTGAACAAATATGGACTTCGTGCCGCCGAGGTGAATGGCAATAGTGATGACAGATCTGGCATCCTTACTCGTTTTGAAAACGGCGAGTTTGATGTTCTGTGCAACAGTATGCTTTTAACAGAAGGATGGGATTGTCCCTCTGTAGATTGCGTTGTTGTATTGCGCCCTACCAAAGTTAGGAGCTTGTATCAGCAGATGGTAGGTCGTGGAATGCGGCTCTGTGAAGGCAAAGACCATCTTTTGCTTTTGGATTTTCTATGGATGACTGATCGGCACGACCTATGTCGGCCATCTGCTCTTATTTCAAAGGACGAAAGCATTGCAAAACGAATGGACGAACGCCTACTAAAGGATGATGGAGAATACGACCTAATCGAGGCGGAGGAAGAAGCCGAGCGTGACGTTCTGCTTGAACGTGAAGAAGCTCTTGCTCGTGAGCTTGCTGAAATGCGCCGCCGCAAGCGTAAACTCGTTGACCCTTTGCAATATGCGATGTCAATCGCTGCGGAAGATTTGGCAAATTATGTTCCTACTTTTGCTTGGGAAATGGCTCCTCCCTCGGAGAAGCAACTTGCGTTTTTGGAAAACCGCGGCATCTTTGCGGATACAGTAGCTAACACGGGTATGGCAAGTATGATTATTGACCGACTCAAACGCAGACAGGACGAAGGGCTTTCAACTCCAAAGCAAATACGCTGTTTGGAGCGTTACGGTTTTCTTCGTGTCGGCACCTGGAGTTTTGAAGATGCAAGCAAGATGATATCTCGCCTTGCAATGAATAACTGGATGGTGCCCTACGGAATGGTGCCGTCAAAATACAGACCATAAGGAGTTTTTATGAATAACATTTTATCGGCACTCGAAAAGATAGATGTTGCAACCTTGAACTATCAAGAATGGATAAATATTGGTATGGCACTTCAAGCAGAAGGATATTCTTGGGACATTTGGGATGCCTGGAGTCGTAATGATAAAAGATATAAGCCCGGAGAATGTGAGCGTAAATGGCGCACATTTAAGGGCTCCGGCACTCCAATCACAGGAGCAACAATTGTACAGATGGCGAAAGAACGAGGTTGGACTGCCTTCGATGGTAACGGTGTAATGGATTGGACAGACACCATATCCTATGACGGTGATGATTTCACCAATTACACGACCATTCAAGATGATTTCAATCCTGTAGCAGAGTTAAAACGGTATCTTTTGCTATTGTTCGACAAAGATGACCTTGTCAGCTATGTTACCGAATCCTGGGAAGATGCGGACGGCAAATGGAAGCCCTCAAGTAAGGGCTACTATGACCGTACCGCCGGACAGCTTATTGCATCTCTGGATAAGTATGCGGATGACTTGGGAGCAACCATCGGTGATTGGCACAAAGAAGCAGGTGCTTGGATTCGCTTTAATCCGGTTAACGGAGAGGGCGTTAAAAACGAACATATCACGAAATATAGGTATGCCCTCGTGGAATCGGATAGTATGTCGATTGCCGATCAAGACGCTATGTACCGAAAGTTGGAGCTGCCAATTGTTTGTTTGGTTCACAGTGGTGGAAAAAGCCTTCACGCTATTGTTCGAGTAGACGCAGAAGACTACGACGAGTACCGTAAGCGAGTGGAGTTTTTATATGACTTCCTTGAGAAAAACGGCGTTGTCGTGGACAAGCAGAATCGCAACCCTTCACGTCTGTCACGTTTGCCCGGCGCAGTCCGTAATGGATGCAATCAATACATTGTTGCGGAAAACCTCGGCAGAAAAACCTGGGTTGAGTGGATGGATTATGTTGAGGGTGCCTCGGACGAGTTGCCCGGTTTAGTCACCCTGGACGAATTCAAAAATAATCCGCCTCCTCTGCCCGATGAACTTATAAAAGGGGTTCTGCGTTGCGGACACAAAATGCTGATTTCAGGAAGCAGCAAAGCGGGCAAATCATTCTTACTAATGGAACTCTGCATTTCACTTGCGGAAGGCAAACCCTGGCTTGGCTTTTCTTGCAAACAAGGCCGTGTGCTGTATGTGAACTTGGAGATTGACCCAGCTTCTTGTATCAATCGCTTTATGAAAATATACGAGGCACTAAAAATCCCTATGAAGCATATGGACAACATTGTTATTTGGAATCTTCGTGGCTTTGCAGTACCGCTTGACAGGTTGGTTCCGAAACTTATTCGCCGTGTAAAGGACAGCGGATACAGTGCCGTTATTATTGACCCCATTTACAAGGTTATCACAGGAGATGAGAACAACGCTTCTGATATGGCGGCATTCTGTAATCAGTTTGACAAGATTTGCGTCGAAACCGGCTGTGCAACAATTTACTGTCATCATCATAGCAAAGGCGCACAAGGTGGCAAAAAAGCAATCGACAGAGCTTCCGGCAGCGGAGTGTTTGCGCGAGACCCTGATGCACAGCTCGATATGATTCAGCTCGAATTAAGTGATGATTTGTCGAACAATGTCAGGGACGGTAACGCAACCGCTTGGAGAATGGAATCAAGCCTTCGTGAATTTGAGAATTTCAAGCCTGTGAACTTTTGGTTTGAATACCCGATACACAGAATAGACAACTCAAACCTTGAAAAAGCAACCGCAGAAGGCTCTCGACTTTCAAATCTTGCAAAAAGCGGTAAGCGTACAACAAAAGATGAACGTCGAAGTGTCATAGACACAGCATTTGATATTTGTGCAGAAAATGGTTTTACCCGTGTTTCGGATTTATCTGATTACACTGGGCTCGATGAAAAAACTGTTAGACGCTATTTAGGAGAATTTGGCGATATTTACGGTAATGACCGTGGCATCGTAACACGCAAAAAAGCACTTGAAGAAACAAACGGCAGCAAGAAAAAATCACCTTAACAAAGCTATTACAGACATAGGAAAAATTCTCCTATGCCCGTATGGCAAGCAAAGGCTATATATAAGGATGTGTCCATCCCGCGTTGTCACGTGTGAGGAACAAAGGCTGCAAGCTTGCCTTTGTATCCCTCAACACTGACGATGACCCCTGCCTTTGTCCTCAAGTCAGAAAGGACAAAATATGAATTTCTTTTTAGCAATGAATCCGCCAACTGTTACGGCGCAAGAACGCAAAGTAAAAGTTGTGCGAAATAAACCAATATTTTACGATCCGCAGCAAGTCAAGGATGCAAGAAATCTTTTGTGCGGACATCTTTGCCTACACAAACCGAAAGAGCCGCTGATGGGAGCATTATCCCTTCGAGTAATTTGGCTTTTCCCGAGAGGCAAAAATCACAAGCACGGAGAATGGCGAACAACAAAGCCGGATACCGACAATTTGCAAAAACTTCTAAAAGACTGCATGACAAAATGCGGATTTTGGAAAGATGATGCCCAGGTTGTCAGTGAAACCGTTGAAAAACGATGGTCGGACGAGCCGTGCGGAATATATATCGAAATCACCGATTTGGAGGTGAGCTAATGAGTCGATATTACAAAAATTCCGAAGGCTATTCCGACCCTACAGCGGGCGAAGCTATAAGCAATATTATGAGGGCTTCAAAACGAAAGGCACGAAGTGACCGAAGAAAAGCACAGCGTAAGCAAAACCGTCAAATCCGCAAACAGGAAATGAACGCCAATGTTGATAGTTTTGTAAAATGCGAAGATTCGAACTTAAAGGAGGCAAAAAATGAACCCAATTGAAAATTTGGCGAATGCTATTGTCCTCCAAGCGGTTAAGGATTACCGAAAAGCACAACGACGCTTAAAAAAGAATCAGCGAGATGCCGATTCAAAAGCTACCTGTAAAGAATGCGAGAGGTTTTTTCGCTCACAATGGTTTCAAACTTTGACCTCAATTGACGGTGAGGTTCTACTTGCAAAATTAAAGGAGGAAGTTGCCTAATGACCGCAAAAGAATACTTAAGCCAAGCATATAGGCTTGATCAAAAAATAAACTCACATATTGAGGAGGTGTCCCAGCTTCGCACGATGTCGCAAAGCATCTCCTCTCCCGGTTGGGGCGAGCGTGTTCAAACCTCGAAATCTACGGATGCTCCTTTCGTTAGATGCATCGAAAAAATCATCGAGCTGGAGCAAATCATAGATGCCGAAATAGATGCATTGGTTGATTTGAAGAAGGAAATCCGCACAGTTATTGAAGCGGTTTCAAACACGAATTACCGTCTTATCTTACGCTACAGATATATCCACAATTGCACCTGGGAACAAATCGGTGTGGAAATGAGTGCCGACAGCCGAACCATACGAAGGTGGCACGATGAAGCGCTAAAAAAGGTTGTTGTGCCGGAAAAATATACGCAGCAATAAAAGTCGCCCGAAATGTCCGCTTTTGTCCGTAGATGTCCGCCTTGCATTTATGGTAAGATATAATTAGCGAAGAATACTCAAGAAGCCTTCACGGGAGCAATCCTGTGGGGGCTTTTCTTATGCCCGGAAAGGAGTGGTTGTATGGGCTACCGAAAGGTCGGCTATATGGAACAACTGTGGTACATCCTTAAATACAAGCTGGGTGAACTGTTCCGCAGGAGGTGAACCAATGCCAAAGAAACCGAAACGACCGTGTTCCTACCCAGGCTGTCCACGCCTTGCAGACGGACAATACTGTGAAGAGCATTCGGCTGTTGCACGAAAGCAGTACGACAAGTACGAGCGTTCTGCTGATGTGAACAAGAAGTATGGACGTGCCTGGAAACGCATCCGTGACAGACACATCACACAGCACCCGCTTTGTGAGCGTTGCCAAGAGGAAGGTCGGCTTGTACCTGCTGAAGAAGTACATCATATAATTCCTATTTCAAAAGGCGGCACACACGCAAGAGAAAACCTTAAATCTCTATGCCGTTCATGCCACACTAAAATCCACCACGAAATTGGTGACCGGTAACCCCCCAGGGGCGGGTAAAATCTCCGGGACCTTTTTATTTGGACAACGGCCTGGGGTCACGTGTGCAAAATCGCAAAAGTTTTAGGGGGAATAGCCCCCGGCACAAAGGAGGTGTGTAAAAAATGGGTCAAAGAGGACCAAAACCCGGCAGTGGTGGCAGACCAAAAAAGCCAATTGCTGACAAAATTGCTGACGGAAATCCCGGAAAAAGACCGCTGACTGTAATTGATTTCAAAGACAGCGCGGTAGATCTTGAAGGTCAATCAATGCCGAAACCGTCCGAATACTTGTCTGCGAAGCAAAAAGACGGCTCTACCTTATGTGCAGTTGAGCTGTACGAAAATGTGTGGAATTGGCTATCCGAAAGAGGCTGTTCCTCGTTGGTATCGCCACAGCTTATAGAACGCTTTGCAATGGCAAGTGCGAGATGGATTCAATGCGAATCCATCACCAGTGAGTTGGGTTTCTTGGCAAAGCATCCTACAACGGGTGCTGCCATCCAGTCACCTTATGTGGCTATCGCAAATACCTATATGTCGCAGGCGAATCGCCTGTGGTCAGAAATTTTCCAAATCGTCCGTGAGAACTGTACTACCGAATATGGTGGAGTAAGTCCCCAGGACGATGTTATGGAAAGACTACTTCGAGCAAGGAAAGGATAATGAATTATGTTTGAAAAAGTAAATCCCTCTCATCCCGATAAGATTGCTGACCGCATCGCCGGTGCAATCGTTGACCTGGCATATACAGCGCAGGAAAATCCGAAGGTGGCTGTCGAGGTTCTCATCGGACACGGCACTTGCCATGCTATCATCGAAACATCCGCTCCCATCGATAAGGTTGAAGTAGCACAAGCTATCAACCGAATCGCAGGCAACCTTATGTGTAATATCGTAATCACTCCCCAGGATACACATCTTGCCCGTAACCAGGCAGATGCTATTCGTTGTGGTGATAACGGCATCTTCAAAGGTATGCCCATCACAAGAGAACAGAACGAATTGTCCGTTATGGCAAGAGACCTCTACAAGAAGTATCCTTTTGACGGCAAGTTTATCCTGGATGGTTCAAGGCTCATCCTTTGCCAAAGCAACGCTGCGACAGAGGAACTGCAGAAAGAATACCCAAATGCCGAAATCAATCCTCTTGGAGATTGGACCGGGGGCACCGACGTTGATACGGGTGCTACCAACCGCAAGCTCGGCAGTGATATGGCTGACTCGGTAACCGGCGGTGGTCTTCACGGCAAGGATCTGTCCAAGGCAGATGTCAGCGTGAATATTTACGCCTGGTTACTGGCACAGCATTACAACGCTCCAGTTACTCTTTGCTGTGCTATCGGTGATGAAACTGTGGGCGGTGTTCCTTATGCGGATATCGTTGAAACGGCTCGTAATTATATTCAGTCCTTGGGCGGCTTTGAGAAGTTCGCGGAATGGGGGCTTGTATGATTATTGAAAAGAAAAATACTGCCGACCTTTTGCCTGCGGATTATAACCCCCGAAAAGACCTTAAACCCGGTGATGCAGAATATGAAAAGCTGAAACGTTCCATTGAACAGTTCGGTTATGTCGAGCCTGTCATTTGGAACAAAACCACCGGCAGAGTCGTAGGTGGACACCAGCGCCTAAAAGTTCTCATTGATATGGGAATGACCGAGGTTGAATGCGTTGTTGTTGAGATGTCCGAAGAACAGGAAAAGGCGCTCAATGTGGCACTGAACAAAATCTCCGGTGATTGGGACAAGGATAAGTTGGCATTGCTTATTGCTGATTTGCAGGGTGCCGACTTTGACGTAACCCTCACGGGATTTGAAGCCACTGAAATTGATGCTCTCTTCAAAGACACCCTCAAAGATGATGTTAAAGAAGATGCCTTCGATGTCAGTGCCGAGCTTGAAAAGCCTACCTTTTCAAAGTCCGGTGATATTTGGACACTCGGCAGACACCATTTAATATGCGGTGATAGCACCAAGCCTGAAACTTATGAAATGCTGATGGGCAATACCAAGGCAAACTTGATTTTGACCGACCCGCCTTACAACGTGAACTACGAAGGTTCGGCAGGCAAAATCAAAAACGACAATATGTCCAAGGAAGCGTTCTATGAATTTATCTTGGCCGCCTATAAGCAGATGCACTCTGCGTTGGTGGATGATGGTTCTATTTACGTATTCCACGCTGACACGGAAGGTCTTACTTTCCGCAAGGCATTTGACGATGCCGGATTCAATCTATCCGGCTGTTGCATTTGGAAGAAACCGTCTCTTGTGTTAGGTCGTTCTCCTTATCAGTGGCAGCACGAACCTTGCCTTTTCGGTTGGAAGAAGAAAGGCAAACACCAGTGGTATTCTGGCAGAAAGGAAACTACCATTTGGGAGTTTGACAAGCCTAAAAAGAATGGCGACCATCCCACAATGAAACCTATCCCTCTGCTTGCTTATCCCATTATGAATTCCACGATGAGTAACTCGGTTGTGCTTGACCCCTTTGGTGGGTCCGGCAGTACCTTGATTGCTTGTGAACAGACCGAACGCATTTGCTACACCATTGAACTTGATGAAAAGTTCTGCGATGTAATCGTAAAGAGATACATCGAGCAGGTCGGTAGCACGGAAGGCGTAACCGTTCAGCGCGATGGATTGACCTACAAGTATGAGGAGGTCGCAAATGAATAATCTTACTCTCGGTAGCTTGTTTGATGGCTCCGGCGGTTTCCCTTTAGGCGGCTTGATGTCCGGTATCACTCCTATTTGGAGTTCGGAGATCGAGCCGTTTCCTATAAGGGTAACTTCCAAACGGCTGCCCTTTATGAAACACTACGGTGATATTTCCAAAATGGATGGCGGAAAGGTCGAACCCGTAGATATTATAACCTTTGGCTCGCCCTGCCAGGATATGTCGGTGGCGGGCAAACGAGATGGCCTTGATGGTTCAAGGTCGTCTCTTTTTTATGAAGCCATCCGAATCATTAAAGAAATGAGGTGTGCCACCAATGGCAAATACCCAAGATACATCGTGTGGGAGAATGTCCCCGGTGCATTCTCCTCAAACGGCGGAGAAGATTTCAAAGCCGTCCTCGAAGCGGTCATCGGTGTCATTGAACCGACCGCCCAGGTGCCTATGCCTGAAAAAGCAAGATGGCCTTATGCCGACTGCTACCTGGGAGACGGATGGAGCGTTGCTTACAGAACTCTCGATGCTCAATATTGGGGAGTCCCCCAAAGAAGACGCCGTATCTACCTTGTCGCAGATTTTGCAGGCAGGAGTGCCGGAGAAGTATTATTTAAGTCAGAAGGC